GCCGGTTATATCCTCTCTATGTAGTGTTTGTGTAATATGTTGCATTACAATATCACCCACCGCATGAGATGGACTAGCATATATAGTGAATTTATAAGATTTCATTTTTAAACCCCTCTAAAAGTTTATAAACGGCTAAAGATAGCCCCAAAACCCGCTATTAATAACGGGTTTTAAGATAGCTTTAAGCGGTCTCTAATTCCCCTTGTATATAAAAATTATTATTTCTTAAAACGTATACATGCTCATTTTGTCTAAAAAAATATGCTTTTCTAGGTGAATTTAAAAGCCTAGCAGTTCTGCCTGAGCATTTAATCCATATTGTTTTATCATATTTATTCATCTGAAAACCCGCACTTAATTTAACATTATTGAATTTAATATCCATGTTTAAGCCCCTTTTATAAACTTGCTATTAATTCATTAATGTTATTAGGTAAGGCTTTAAATAGCCATGCCGTGCCATACTGATAAGGCTTATCATTATGAATATAGTTTTTATCTATTAGTAAATCATGTTTTTCTAATTCTTTGCATATAAAATCATAATCAAATCTATCAAGGTTTAAACTTTCAATAAAAGCGGTCTGATTAGGGCTACCCGCTTTCATATCGTTTAAATGATAGTTTTTCCATAAATCATATATGGTTAAGAATTTTTTATTGCGTTTAAAGTAAGGCAAAAGACTATCTAAACATTGACCGCCCATAATAATATCGGTGTTTTTACTATTCCATACGCTACCGCAAATAGATAAGCGGTCATTTTCTAGGTTTATTTCAATTTCAACCTTGTTTATCTTTCTACCGCTATTATTAGCATCTATTTTTCCAAAATTTATTATTTTTTCCATAATTAAAGCCCCTTTTTGTTTAATTGTTCTTGTTTTAAAATTAATTCATATATCAAAACTTGATAATAGCCCTTGAAATAATGGTAATTATTCATTTTCCGCCTCAACGAAGGCTTGATTGAAGTAAAAGCCGAAGGCAAACAGGCATAAGAAACCGGCTAAATACGCCTTAAGATAGCCTATACAGATGAGACTAATAATAAGAACCGCACAAGCCTGAATAGCTCTTAAAATAACATTGATATTCATGATTAATACACCCTTCTTAATGGTTTATATTCCACCGCATAGCCATTCATAATATAGATAATTTCATACTGAATTTTTGATTGATTGATAGATAACCACTTTTTCATAGCCTCAAAAGTCTTAAATTCTTTAATTTTCCACATATAAAGCCCCCTCTTTTGATTGAATTTCCTCTATTTCTACATCATCATAACCTTCCGCTAAATATTCACTTTTAAGCCTAATAGCTTGTGAATAAGTGCATTGTGTATGTTCCTCACAACCGCCAATCCATACTGAATAAGTCATAATTAAGCCCCTTTAAAATATTTTAAGATAAACGGAAAGCGGATAAAGCTAGTCTTTTATCCTTTAATGTATTTATCTCTTTTAAAATGTTTTGTTTTTCTGTGTCTGTAAGCTTTCTAGCATAATAAGATAATTGTAATTGAAGACCACCAATTTTAATGTCAATTAAAGTTTTTTGGTCTTTAATCTCTTTATTAGTCATAATTAAACCCTCTCTAATGTTTATAAATACATGAAATATACTCTTTTCATGTATTGCTTATTGTATCTAAGTCAATATAGATTGCAAGTATTTTATACAATTATTTTATTTGGTCTATTCCGCCCCATAATGATGCGGGTAAAAGAGCCGAAGGCGGACAGATAGAAGTCATACAAACGCCTATAAGGGTGTATCTAATTGTCCTATGGTAAGGTATCAAACTAACATTAATCGTGGCTTAAAATCTCTTTACACAAGCCGGAAAGTCTATTAATATCTGATAATGATAACCATTCTCATTAAATACCTATGAAACTAACAAAGAAACAAATTAAAGAAGGCTTAAAGAATATACCCATTGAAGACTTGATTGGAAGAGATATCCCATTGACTGCTAAACAGAAAGCGTTTGCGGAAGAGGTAGCAAGAGGCACGAATAAGACAGAGGCATACAGGAAGACATATAACACACAAGGCAACCCTAATACCCAAGCAAGTGAGGCGCACAAGGTAGCAAACAACCCCAAAGTAGCCATGATGATAACTAAGGTTAAGGCGGGAATAGAGGCACAGAAATACCTTTTACCCCCTCACTTAAGGACTTTAGCCATAGAAAATATAACCAATATAGCCATAGATGAGGACAATTCACCAAGAGACAGGCTCAAGGCTCTTGAATTAATAGGCAAGTTTGCAGAGGTCTCACTCTTTGAGGATAGAAAAGAAACCACAATAGTTTCAAATAGTGAGGAAATGAAGGCTAAACTACTTGATGCATTAAAGACAGCTATTGGCACAAGTAATTCTTTATCAGAGCATAAGAAAAGAAGCGCAGATGATTTATTGAGAGATATTAAAGGTGATGTTATCCAAGAGGCGCAACTCATAGAGGATAGTCCAAGCCCTCTACACAATAACGAGCCATCTTTTCCACAAGATGATGAAACTATTTTAGCGGGTGAGGGCGGTCAAATTGACAATACAGAGAACCCACCCACCGCCACCCCCTTAAATGAGCCTTACGCACATGACCAGGCCTTGCATAGTATTCCCCACACTCAATCACCAACTTTAGACACGGGTACCCCTATAGATTTTGTGGACATAGGTGATCTTGAACTTATGGAGGAAACCCCCCTTAGTGATTCTGGGTCCCCTGACAATGGTATAGGTAACCCTGATTGGAAAGAGGAATGAACAAGGAAAGTTTATTTATTATATGGTGGTCTCACTATGGAGAGGGTTTAGATATGGAGTCTTGTAGGAAGGCTTTCTATGGTGGGATGGATACGTTGCGTAACGAAGATAAGCCGCTGCCTTCGGCTAAGCCGGGTATATATCCTATCCTTGATGAGGACATATCCGAGGGGGTGGGGGGCATGCAAATTTTGAGAGAAGAATTGGGAGTGAATATAGAAATGACCCCCCTTGACGATTTGGGTCCCCTATGACACCTGTTCAAAAAGAAATATATATGATTATAGAATCTTGGTGGCAAGAGTTTGGTTTTGGCCCATCTATAGATGATGTCATGAAACTAACGGGGGAAAAGGGCCGTGGTAATGTCTCACGGAAAATGTGGGCGTTAGTGGATTTAGGTATCTGTAAAGGGGTTAAGGGTCGTGCCCGTTCTATTCGTCCTGCGTATATGAGGTTACGTAATCTTGAATAGAAAAGTATTAGGTTTAAGTTATTTAATGAAACCATCATCTAAACGCTTCAAAATGGTGCGTGGCGTTTTTAGAAGACCTATGAAAGTAATAAGCAGTAATGCATATTGGTATGCAAAATATAAACGATTAAAAGCTAGGTTTGAGAATGAATGAAATAGAAGAACTTGTTAAGTTACTTCCGGAGTCTGAACAAGCTCCCATATGGGAACAAGTAAAGGCATATGAAGCTGCGGTCTTGCGTGAGCAAGGTCAAAATGACTTTTTGTCTTTTGTGCATACCATGTGGCCGGTCTTTATTGATGGACGTCATCATGCTTTGATGGCTAAAAAATTTGAGGAAATAGCAAATGGAAAAACTAAGCGTCTTATTATTAACATGCCTCCTCGTCATACTAAGTCTGAGTTTGCATCTTATTTACTTCCTGCTTGGTATCTAGGCAAGTTTCCGAATAAGAAGATTATCCAATGTTCTAATACAGCAGAGTTGGCTGTGGGCTTTGGACGTAAGGTCCGAAACCTGGTAGACTCTGAAGTCTATGCCAAAATATTCCCAAACGTTGCCCTTAGATCTGACTCTAAAGCTGCTGGTCGTTGGAGTACTAATGCTAATGGTGAGTACTTTGCTATTGGTGTGGGTGGTACTGTTACAGGTAAAGGCGCTGATCTTCTCATTATTGACGATCCGCATTCCGAGCAAGAAGCCGCATTAGCCGCAGGAGATCCTGGCGTATTTGATAAGGTGTACGAGTGGTATACCTCAGGTCCACGTCAACGTTTACAACCAGGAGGCTCTATTGTAGTCGTGATGACTCGTTGGGCTAAGCGTGATCTAACGGGTAAGATTCTTCAAGCCATGGTAGACCGTGACGGAGATGAATGGGAGATTATTGAACTTCCAGCTATTCTTCCAAATGAAAAACCTTTATGGCCAGAGTTTTGGTCTTATGATGAGTTAGATAAATTACGTACAGAGTTGCCGTTATCTAAATGGCAAGCTCAATATCAACAAGATCCTACTTCTGAAGAAGGCGCTATTGTTAAGCGTGAGTGGTGGAAC